ATGTTATATATGATATTTTTTCGTGGTTACAGTCCCAAGGAATTAGATCCCACGTTAACGTAAAGCATACAAAAAGAAAAAATGAAAGTCGATTATATAGATTACATATAACAGATAGAGATTTTATATTGTTTTTATCAACCTTTATGAAACACAATAAGAAAATTGATAGAATAAACTACTCATATGATAATTATAGAGATTTTTCTTCTAAATATAGTATTACAGATAATGAACTGGAAAACATATTGTCAAAATATAATGAACAAAAATATGATCGTTCTATTACAAAAAATTCTAGTCATACTAATATGATGGCTATAATAGGACTTGTTAAAAAACACAAAGCATTAGGTCTAGGAGGGCTTAATAGTTTTGTGGATCACAATTTAATTACAGAAGAAGAGAAGAAAAACATAATGCAAAGAAGTGTTGTTGTTGATATAGATAAATATATTAATAAACAATATAAATATATTGATATATCAGTTGATGGTAATAACAATTATTATGCTGGTAATTGTGGATTAATTAATATTCATAATTGTGGGCTAGACATATCTAATCTCAGACCAGATGGGACAGCTACGTCAAATGCTGCAAAAACTAGTACTGGCATTATTTCATTTATGGAGAGATATTCAAGATCTATAAGGGAAGTAGGCCAGCACGGACGCAGGGGAGCCTTACTCGTTTCAATAAGCGTTCACCATCCAGAAGTGTTAAAATTCGCAAAAGTAAAACGAGATCTCAAGAAAGTTACTGGTGCGAATATCTCGATTAGACTAACTGATGAATTCTTGAATGCTGTTGAAAATGATGAAGAATACGAACTACGCTGGCCAGTAGACTCTAAAACGACTGAAATATCTAGGAAAGTAAATGCAAGAAGTGTTTGGAGGCAAATAGTAGAAGGGGCAAGAAACGTTGGTGAACCTGGACTTCTTTTTTGGGACAATATTATACGAGAGAGTCCCTCTGATTGCTATGGCAAATTCGGATTCACAACATGTAGTACAAATCCTTGCGTTGCAGGAAATACAAAAATATCAACAGATAAGGGTGACGTGCCAATATCTGAAATACTAGATAATGGAATAGATCAATATCTAGTAAAAACTTACAACAATGATTCGGGTAAAATAGAATACGAAAATATAATTTATGGTGACAAAACTAGAGAAAATACAGATGTCATAGAAATAGAATTAGATGATGGAGAAAAGCTGGTATTAACACCAGACCATAAGGTATATACTAAAAATAGAGGATATGTAGAGGCTTTTGATTTGGACGAAAATGACATTATTATAAAAATAAAATAAAATAAAAAGGCACAAGGATTTATTCAATATAATCTGTAATGTAAGTTAGAGAAATTCTAATTTATATAAGGAGATTATAATGGAAAATCCTTGGAACACAACAATGAAAGTTAATTTTGACAACAATATTAAAAATGGAATCTTGGTGTGGCACAATAGCATCAGTAGATATAAAAAACACTTAAGACCCAAAAAAGTACAAGAAACTCCACTTAATAAAAATTATGTTAAATATCTAGAATCTATTTATAATGAAGGATATGGTCTTAAGGTTATTGCTAGATGGTTGGGTATATCGTATACACAAATCAGAACACTTTTTATAAAATATTTAGAAATAAAAATAAGAAGAGGAAATGACATATCTACAGATATAACACGAAAATTTAGAAGTGAAAGAGTAAAGGGAGATAAAAGTCCTTGGTATTGTTGGCCAGAAAAAATGCCATTTTTACTAAAAAATACAACAACTGGTGTTCAAGGCTATTATCTTAGGAAATCTGGAGAATATATTTGGTTAAGAAGTACATGGGAATATATATACGCAAAATGGCTAGATAACAAAAATATATCTTGGGAATATGAGTCCAAAACATACAAACTATCTAATGGTGAAACATATCGTCCTGACTTTAAGATATTAGGCGATAATACTTTTTTGGTAGAAATCAAAGGAAGCAGGTTTAAAGATAGATTATACAAGGTAGATTTATTTAAAAAACAGTATAGTCACATAAATATTATAGTTATTACAGATATAAGTAAATATTCTAAAATAGGATATAAAAAGGAATTAAAAGAATGGAAAAAGATAAGATTGTCGAAAGAAGAATTAAAAAAATTACAGTGAAAAAAAATCAAGATGTTTATGATATAACAACATCTAAAAACCATAATTTTTTTGCCAACGGTATATTGGTTCATAATTGCGCCGAATTACCGCTTCCTCCAAAAGATAGCTGTAGATTGCTTTTGGTGAATGTTTACAATTATGTAAAAAATCCGTTTACCAATAAAGCAACATTTGATTATGACACATTCTATCATGATTCCAAAATAGCACAGCGATTTATGGACGACGTTATAGATCTTGAATTAGAATGCGTTGAACGAATAATTAAGAAAGTTAAATCCGACCCAGAACCTGATCATATAAAATCGAGAGAAGTTGGATTGTGGACTGAAATATACGATATTTGTTCCAAAGGAAGAAGAACTGGTACTGGAATTACAGGAGTTGGTGACGCTATCGCTGCACTTGGTGTTGCATATGCATCTAACAAAAGCCTTAAGATAGTAGATAAAATTTATAAAACACTTAAACTCGGTTGCTATAGAAGTTCTGTAGATATGGCGAAAGAGTTAGGACCATTTGATGTTTGGGACTATAAACTAGAAAAAGATAACCCCTTCTTAAATAGAATCAAAGACGAAGATCCCGATCTGTACAAAGATATGAAAAAATATGGTAGGCGAAATATTGCTCTCTTAACACAATCTCCTGCCGGTTCTGTCAGCCTACTTACTCAGACAACATCTGGCATCGAACCTCTTTTCAAACTAAGTTACATGCGTAGGAAGAAAGTAAACCCAACAGATAAAAACGTTCGCATAGATTTTGTAGATCCTACTGGTGACTCGTGGCAAAACTTTACAGTATTTCATCCCAAACTTAAAACATGGATGGAGACTACCGGCAAAACAAATGTAGAAGAATCACCATGGTTCAAATGTTGTGCTGAAGAAATAGATTGGCAAAATAGAGTACTCCTACAAGCAAAAGCAACAAGACATATTGACCATTCTATTTCTTCAACTATCAATTTGCCAGAGGACGTATCGGTAGAAACCGTAGCACAAATTTATGAAAAAGCATGGAAAGCAGGACTAAAAGGAATCACTGTTTATAGAAAAAATAGTAGAACAGGTGTACTCGTTGATACAGAAGACTGCCCTGAATGCCACAGGAATTCAGACAAAATTACTAAGAGAGACGCTCCTAAGAGACCTAAATCTTTGCCATGCGATATACACCATGTCAGTGTAAAGGGCGAAGCATATCTAGTCCTCGTTGGACTTATGAATGGTGACCCTTATGAAGTTTTCGCAATGAAGAATGGTCAGATACCTAAGTCTGCAAATGTTGGTATGCTTAAGAAAGTAAAGCGTGGACATTATAGATTGACTACAGAAAAAGATAATGTTAAAATAGAGAATATAATGGATCAGAGCGGAGAGTTGGAGGAAGCAATCACAAGATTGGTGTCTGCTAGCTTAAGACATGGTGCAGATATAGAATTTATTGTGCATCAACTAGAGAAAACAAAAACATCAGATGTTTTTGGTTCGTTTGAGAAAGCTATCGCGCGAAGTATCAAAAAGTATATCCCAGATGGAACAAAAGTATCTGGCGAAACATGCACTTCATGCGGGTCTGACGAGATACAAAGAAGAGACGGATGTTTGTATTGTATGAGTTGCGGGTTTTCACTCTGTTCTTAGGAAGAAAGACAATATTATGACGAATAGAAATAAGAAAATAAAAGGATATAAAGGCAGGAAGTTAAAGATCAAGAAATTACACAAAGATGCTGTATTGCCCTCACGTTCGCATCCAAATGATGCAGGATATGATATTGTCGCTATTGACAATGGAACTTTCAAACTTATAAAGATAGAAGATAGCGACGATTTTTGGAGACTATTGTATATTCAATATAAAACAGGATTAGCTATAGAACCATCAGAAGGTTATCATATTGAATTTGTAGCTCGTTCATCCATATCTAAAACAGATCTCATACTGTCTAATTGTATAGCTATAGGAGATCAAGGATATAGGGGAGAATATATGCTAAGATTTAAAGTTCCTTCTTTTTCTCACACAACAGTACAAGCCGAGAACGAAAGAGAAGCAGAATTGCTATTCCAATCTAATTCAAGAGAAATTGGAATAATAAAATTTGACGCTGGTGACAGAATAGCACAATTACTTATCAGAAAAACAAAATCATTAGATATATGTGAAGTCGATGAACTTAATGACACAGAAAGAGGCAAAGGCAGATTCGGATCAACAGGAAAATAATATATAACATATTCCGTGACGAACTAAGCCCAGCAGTTGCTGGGCTTTCTTTTTACAAGGATATTATTCATTTAAGACGAAATATATATGTATGTCAAGAGAAATATTAGTTACATACAGACAAGGAGATGCAGACAGTGAATTACTTGCAGATCACTATTTGTCTAAGTATGACTTGGACGGATCGTACAAAATAGCACTACCATGCAGTACAGACGAAATCTTGTCAACTTATGCCGATTTTCAATCGCAAGTAGAAACCACAATTTTAGAAGAACTAGATTCTTCAACACAATATATAGTATTAGGGTTGAATGTACCTGGCGGATTTATTGATGCTGGAGATATTATAGCGTCTACGTCAAGAATATCCAGAGTAAAACATCCATACTCAAAACAAGTTGCAAATCCTATCTATGACAAGAAAGATAAATCATCATACGATAGCGATTGTCTATACATCGCATTAGTTGTAGGCAGAATAGATGGACCTAGTTTAGCATATGCCAAAGCAATAATAGATAGTAACATTAATCTTGAAAACCAGATTTATATGAATGGTACTTTTGTATTTGATCCCTATTCAGACATTATTAGCACAGACGCTGACAGATATAAAGACGAGTTGTTGTATTTTTATGATAACGTATTGCAAGAAGCCAATGTACCATTTATATCTACTTCTGTAACAGAACCTTATTTTGATCCTGTAATACCATATCTCCAACATGAATCAATGTATTGGGGATGGTTTACAGATAGATCAACATCTACATTCTTTAGAGATACAGATGCCCAGAGAATATTCTTTTACAATGCAGATTATGACGGAGCTTTTGGTATAAGAAACACTTCTACTGAAAGATGGTGTGGATTAGCATTAGGTGCTAATTATGCTTCTTGTGCCGGTGCCTTGTCTGATCCAACAATTGATGGATTTCTGCGTCCTACTCCGTTTATGAGATCTTTGATAAATGGGTTTACATTAGCAGAAGCATTCATAATGGCGAGTCCGTTTCTTAACTGGACAATAGAATTTTTTGGAGATCCTCTAGTTGGAGTCGAATTTAGATATGAAGATCCACAACAAACAAATGTAGATTGGAATGAAAATTGGAGAGCAGCAGTAACTGATTTATCAAAATCTGTAGCTAATCATTATGCTAAACAATCGTTAACTGAAGATATATTTCTTAGTATAGTTTCTAGTTCTGATATAGATTTAGAGGTTGCGACTTTGTATCAAGCAAGAGATTTATACAATGCTAGTACTCTATCTGCTATAAAAAGTAGATTTGTATCTACTACTGGTGACTTGTTAATGATACCAATTACTGCATATGGGTACTCTGATTTAGATACATATCTATCTGACAAGGGATATAAGCTAAGTAGTCTACTTACTAATGTAATTGGTAGTAATGTCTCTGTTGTAACAGAGAATATATATCAAACAGGATATTGGGAATATGAATATACGATACAGGATGAACATCAAGAATTATCTTCAAATTATCATTTTGAAATTGAAGTGGCATCTAATTCTGATTTTTCGGATATTGTCGCAAGTGCGAAAAGTAATGAAAATATTGCTGGATGGTATTATGAATTTGAACCAAATGAGTACGAAAGTATTCCAAGTGACGGAGTTCCATCTGGATACGCTGGCAGGATAGTACGATATAAGAGTCTGTCTCCTCAATATTTAACAAGGAGCAATATGTATTATTTTAGAATGGTACAAAAAGATGAATTTGCTTACTACAGTTACAAAACAACACAGGAAATAATTTGGACGTAATCTACCGCGAGTTCCAATAAGGTTACCAGAAATAGAAATTGGATTATATTAAGGACATGATAACAAGTAGTAGATATAAAACTATAACAGATGATATTGACAACACTCTACTATCTGACAATAGATCGCTAGTAAGTGCAACGAATTTTAGCTCAAGACTTGAGATCATTGATGATAATTTTAATATAGATCTTTCAGATGGGATATACGATTCTGTCACTCTTATTAATAATTTGACATCTCAGGATGGATCTCCGTCTATAACAGACAGTCTTATAACCGCACTACAACAACACATTCTCAATAGCGGTTATAACAGTATAGATGATTATCTTGATGAAAATAGTTTACAAGTAAAATCTAGTTTTGCCAATAGATCAATAATTTTAGGATATGTTATCAGTAATGAGTTCATAGAATAATGCCAAGAAAATATCCATTAAAGAAAAAGTCTAGCATATCTGACCTAGTAAAACAGGCTCAGATAGATTTGGCAGAAAACTCTGGTTCAACCATTCCAGATATAATTACATTTTGTGAAAATGATTCATATCTTGGGTTGCCGAGACAGAATCTCTGTCTTTTCCCGATACAGAAAATAATACTCAAGATTTTTTATCGTGGTTCACTAGGAAATGAGAATATAATACTTACAGAAGAAGATATACAAGCATGTAAAGATTGTGGAATTGATACACAAGCAAAGGGTGGAGTTATAGAAAAATTCAACAACGAATCTTTATTTAGAGAACTAGTTCTTGTGTGGGGAAGAAGAAGTGGAAAAGACTTTTGTTCTTCTATCATAAGTACATATGAAGCTATGAGACTTCTTGAATGTCAAGGTGGGAATCCATATACGATATACGGATGTGCCCCTGATCAACCGATATCTCTGCTAACAATAGCTACGGCATCTAAACAAGCAGAGATTGCATTTAATGCTATTAAAGCAAGAATAATAAACAGTAAATATTTTTCTGACAAGATAGGTCAAGACGGGATCGGAACAAGTCAGATCAATTTGTTGACTCCTCATGACAAAAAATTTAACAAAGAACTTGCTGGAAAGTCGCTGCCAAAACAAAAAGGATCTATAGTTATAGAGGTTGGACATAGCAACTCTGATACTCTTCTTGGTAAACAGTGTTTCGTTCTACTTTTTGACGAAGTTGCGAGTTACAAACAAACTGGCGGGTCTTCTGGTGGAGAAAGAATATATGCAGCACTTACCCCTTCTTTACAAACTTTTGGTAGAACTGTAAAGAAAATAAACGAAGACGGGAACAAAGTAGATGAAAGAGAGTTAGATAGCAAATTTATTTGCATATCATCTCCGCGAGGCGAAGAGGGACTATTTTATCGTCTTTACAAAGAGGCTCATTTGGTTGATAGTAGATTAATGTGTCAGTTACCTACTTGGAAAGTTAATATTCCAATTACAGAGAAATCTTTGAGGGAAACTAATACGTCTATGGCAGACCAAGACTTTATGATGGAATATGGTGCAGAGTTTTCTGGTAGTGCTGGTGAAAATTTCTTTATTAGAGAAAAGGTTATTAGTTGTTTCAAGCCAGAGCTTACTATACAAAAAATGGGAGATATAGGTAATGTTTATTTTGCCCATCTTGATCCAGCCCATACAAGCCACAACTATGCATTAGCTATAGTTCACAGAGAAAACTTTCTTGATAGAGTAACTAAAAATGTTGACTTTAGGATAATAGTTGATCATATACATTATTGGCATCCAACAATTGATTCTCCTGTTAATATAGAGGCGGTGGATGAATATGTTCTTGCGTTGAAGAGAAGATTCTTTCTTGGTATGGTTACTTATGATAGTTGGAATTCAATACAAAGTATAGAAAAATTAAAAAAGAACGGAATACCATCTAAATGTACTCCTTATAACGCGAAATATAAAGTAGCGATATATAATCAATTAGAAGTACTTGTGAACAGCGGTAAGATATGGTCTCCAAGACATAGACTACTAAAAGATGAGATGTTTCATTTACAAAGAAAGTATACTGCACTTGGTTTCAGGGTTGCTCCTCCGAAAGAAGGAGAGATTAGGACAGATGATGTTGTAGACGCACTTGCTGGTGCCGTATATACTGCAATGAATGCCAGAGCGCATTGTTTGCCTCAGAGCAGACTGGTTAGCACAGGAGTTGTCCCGTCTAGTAATTCTACAACATGGAGATCTATGCAAGGATCTTCTTATGGAACTGGGACTGGACCTCAAGTTGCTAGTGCTATGGAAAATAGAAGACCTAATCAATCGCAGCAGATACCTCCATCCTATTTTAGACCACAATGAATAAAGGAAAGGTTATCTTTAAGTAACAATATATAGAATAGTGTATTAATACCGAAATGGAGAATATAGAATGTTTAATCTAAAAAAAGCAAGAGTTAAACCAACAGAAAAGATGTTGATAGATCAGAACGATGGCTATTCTGCACATCTTGACGAGCCTGCCGTAATAACAGACAAGCTACTTGAAGGAGAAAAAAAATCACCAGACGGAGATAAAGTTACGGAAAAACAACTATCAAGTTCAAGGAATCCAGTTGATAACGTAATTGCAGAGAAACAACTTAATGCATACAATGGCATGATACCTACTCGTAGAGATGATGCTATTCCTCTAATGGATATGTATAAAGAGTATGGAGAAGATACTAAAAAGAAATTCTCTAAAGAGGATAAGGGCAGTTTGAATGCTACTGATACTGCTTTTTGGGATTACTATCTTGATACTGGCAAGCCTAAGATTATCAATAATGTTCAGCCAAGTCAACTGTTATCTAATTATGATACAAGGGAAGAAATGCGTAAAGAGAATCCGTCTTTCAAGAAAGCTACGGCTGACCTAGATAGCCTAAAAGACGCTGATGCTATGTTATATCATATTTATAGACAGGCTGCTTCTAATGATAGAGAACTATCTGATACAGAGAAGCAAATGGTTAGAGACATAAATGCTACCAAGATAAAAGTTATTGTTCAATAAATATGAATTTTTACAAGCTCCAAAAATTAGCTTACAGAGGCAACATCCCCAAAATGGAGGATCCAGATACTATAGGTCTAGATCCGTATAAAAAGAGAAGACCTGGTGATGGTCGTGGACAGTCTTTAGTACAAATGGGTGATGAGGAGACTGAAGGAAGCGTTGGAGGTACAAGAGCAAGAGGCACAACGTTTCCAGAAGTTGGTAGAAGAGACGTTGAGGGTGGAGAATATAACCCAGAAAGAAAAAGAGATATTCCAGGTTCAGATCTTATGTTCATACCTGATGATCACGACAAAGGGAAAGCTCCTATAGGAGAAGGTGCAAATGATAATAGATTTGTGTCCGATGAAGACATTATTCGAGATGATTTTGCCGATAATAATAACAGTAATGATCCTGTTGGGATTCATAATATGCAAACATACGAAAGTAAGATGAAAAGAGACCCATACAAGGACGTTACCAAAAGAACACGAAATAGAATACGCTGAAAGGAGCTTAGTAGAAATGGCACAATTTAAGGTATCAGGAGATTTTAGAGGTGAATTAGTATTATCTTGTCTTGCTTACACACTTAAAGCTGGACAAGTAGTATCGTTAACAGAAGATCAGTCAATTCTTGCTGAAGTTAAAGGAGCTATAAAAAGAGAAATCATATCTCCTTTTACTCCAAAAAAAGTTAAGAAAACTCCAGTACCAGCAAAGATCCAATTAGAAGAAATAGAGACAGAAACAGAAGCAGAAGCTAAAGCAAAAGAGAAGCTATCTGATCTTGCATCTAATATGGTTACTTTTGATATGGAAAATCAGGTGCTTCTTGACAAGTCAGGCAGTCAAAAAGCAGTATTTGATAAGCAAGGAATAAAAGAACAAATCCCTGTACAATCTGGAGATGACATAGATCTAGACGTAGAAGAAGAAATTAAACCCAAAAAAACCAGAAAAAAGGTTACTAAAAAAACTAAGAAAAAAACTTCAAAGAAATCTAAATCAAAGACCACCAAGAAAACGGTAAATAAGTTGAAGGCGGCTGTTGACGAACTTGGAAAGATTGGAAAGAAATCGATTAAAGCTGTCGGAAAAAAAAGAGAAGAGACAGACTCAGACGAAATAGGATTACTCTTTGATGGACCAGATGACATTTCGTTTGTTGATCAAGAACAAGAAAAAGAGAGAATCGTTAGCCGAAGAAAACAAAATGAATGAAACGTGCATCTAAAAAAAGAAAAAAAAATATGAAACGATATTGGGCACTAATAGAACCTAAAAAATTTGTTGATTCTCTACTGTCCAAAAGATACGAATACCATCTTACTAAGCTCGCAATAAAGAAAGTTAAGAAAGAAGAACTATTTGGAGTACTGAAACAAGACGATAGTGGATTCGTTTACATATCCGTAAGCAATAACATCATTCATGGATTATTCCCACTTATAGACGACGAAGATGTAGAAAAACCTCCGTATTTTGGGAAAGGAGAGATAGGCGCTCATATATCTGCCATATCAGATGAAGAGATTGACGAAGATATGGATATAAAAGAGGTAGGCGATAAAATACCTTTTAATATAATAGGTGTATATTCTACTAATCCCGAGGGATGGGACGAAATGTCAAAAGTGTGGTTTTTAACTGTAGATTGTCCTGAGATGAAAAAAATTAGAAGGAAATACGATCTTCCAGATACATATAAGGGTAAAGGACACGACTTTCACGTGACTTTTTGTGTGTTAAAAAAGAAATAAATGGAAAGTACATGGAATATACTGAAAAAAGAATTAGCATTTCATGGTATCAGAATGCTAGACGATGGCAGATGCCAATTCGTCCATGAAGAAAAAACTTATACATGTACTATAGAAAAAAAGATTAACATTATTACAAAGAAATTGATCTCTAATAACAATTTTTTTGACGAATTGTGGCAAGAACTTTCAGAAGTACTTTCCCAAGAACAATACTCAAAAGACGTAGTAGATATAAGACTAATAAACATTTTTGTTGAATCCATTAAGGATCTATATACACTAGCATGGACCATATCAGACTGTTCTCCTAAATTCAGATCTCATATAATTGGTAATAAGATTTTTCAATCACTTAGACATGCACTTGCGAGAGACTACTTATCCTTTTCACGAGAACAGATAGATACAATTTCTGACTATAAAATTTGTATTGACTGGGTAGTAAGAAAAAACTGTGTTTTATCGTACATAGTAAACTTACTTCTATTCGCATCTATGGGACGACAATTTGTATGTGGAAAAGTAGTCAAGACAGCTAGAGGTATTTCTGGACCATGGGCTAACTTAGATCTTCCGAGCAAAGAAAGACGATTCCCATGGTCTGATATATCTGAAGAAGTTAGGGGAAGATCTAGAGACAAACAAAAACAAAGAAGGTACAGAAAAGGCTTCGAAAATTATAACAATGACGGTCGTGCAGGTGACGGATATTATTGGCGTGAGATCAAAAATGAACCCTTCAGTTGGTATGATCGTGGTTCTGAAGATCCGTACCCATCCAGACATACTTTATCTAAATGGTAGGAAAAATATGAGAAAAGAACAGCAATCATACATTTTGGATTTATTGATAGAGAAAATACCTGGTCTAGATATTAGGATGATAAGTGATGCTCCAAATTCTATCACAAGCTCTGCTGCCAATGCGTTATATAAGATATGGAAAGATCCTGGCAATAAAGTATCTGGTAGTATGTATAAGAAACCTATGACCATATCAAGTACAGAACTTGAATACATGCAGAAGGAAGGACTCATAAGAACAATTGGAGATAGAGTCCAAATAACAAATAAGGGATCAGAGATAATTAAAGTAATGGTTTTGGGTAATAACAAATCCTCATTTGATAAAGATGGAGATATGATAGATTATTCTTCTGCAAAGAAAAATGCAACCGCAACAAAAACTTCATTAAAAGCCGAAAAGAAAAAAAATGAAGACCAGTGGTGGAGTAGGTTCTTTGAAAAATTATGATACAAATTTTAGTACAAAAAGAGATATTAACTGTAAAGAAGAGACAAAAAGTAGAGAGAGAGTTACTCTACTACGATCATACTCTTAAAAAAATGCACAAATTTAATGGTGGGATACTAGCTTTCGAATACGGCAAGGACGAAGAGTTAGGATCGTATCGCTTAATGCCAAAAGTAGAAGACCTATATGAAACAAAATCTGTAACCGAAATGAATGATGAATCTGTAGATACATGGTTCGATATATATTCTAACTACAACAACACAACAGCAACTGTTGATGAGAAACTCGCAAAAGCCACAGTATTTAATGTAGAAGACAATGAGGTTGATACATTCACTTATAGTCTAGAGAGACAGAATATGAGGTTTAAAATTTTATGAACACATTAAAAGTAGAAATAGCGGATACACCAGATAAACAACGTAATGGTTTAATGTTTAGAGAGACGCTCGATAATAACACTGGAATGGTGTTTAAGTTTGGAGATCCACAGACATTAAGCTTTTGGGGATTAAACACATATCTACCATTAGATATAGCTTTTGTTTCACCCGATAATAAGATAATCAAAATTGATTATATAAAACCTATGACCATGGACACAGTTTTTAGTGATGGGAATTGTTTATATGCGATAGAAGCTAATGCAGGATATTTCTCAGATAATGATGTTGTTATTGGTGATGAGATATCTTTTGATGAAGATGATCTTGGTTTCCCTGTTGTAGTATTCAAAAAAATAGAAAAGTAAAAGTTGTATCATGTGATACTAGCATGTAGATTGAAATAGATAAATTAGAAGGAAATCAGGAAAAAATTATAAAAATATAAAGAATGAGGTTCATTGTTACTGATATATATAAAGCCACAAAGGAATCACAGAATATCTATGATCCTGACTTTAGAGATGAGCCACTCGATCTACAAACTGATGTAGAAACTATTGATATTGAAAAACCAGAAGTAGGAGATTTGCCTACTGTAACGCCAGAAGATCTTGGCGAATACATGGAAGAAGGCTTAGAAGAAGAACCTGTAGAAGAATTAGAAGAGATAGAAGAACCAGAAGGATACCCTGAATTTGTCTCTGCTTTTCAAGCGACAAGATGGGCGAAGCACAATAATGAAGTAATACAAATTACTTATAGATGTGAAAAGGGCGGAAGAATAATAATAAGAAACGTAGAGCCACACGGAGATTTCCATGCTAAGACAACACACAGAACCATATCGGTTACTTTTGATGAGACTATTGGCGATATAAGAGCTTTTATCATAAAGAATATATTAGATTATAAATTTACTGGTGAAAAATTTGAACCTAAATTCAACTTTTCTCTTGTTCAAAAAAATTATAGACAAAGGATAAGGCGTAGAAAAGAGAGAAATAAAATAAGAAATATTTTCCAATAAGGAATTACTATGAAACAAAGAATTGAAAATTTATCAAAAATAGCATCCAGTCTTGATAAAAGGAATATGTCTAAGTCAGCAGCGAATATAGATAATCTATCTAAAAAATACCTCAATATTAAAACTGCACAGTATGTTGGGATACAAGGATACTGGATTAGAAACGAAAGATGCTGGTCTAATTGTTATCGTCAAAAAAGAGCAACGTCTCCAAAGCTATCTGCACAACAGGTTTGGTCTGAATGCCAAAATGAATATGTAGAATCGATCAACAATCCAGATAGTGATTGGACCAAGTATGCAATGGAGAGTGATCCTATTAATAAGTTTGCATCAGGATCTACTGCTGAGAAAGTTGCAAACAAAGTTATAATATCAGAGACAGACCATTTCAAAAGATCTGTAGCTAAGAAAGTAAAAGCTGGGGCAGAGTTCCCTGTAGCCGTTTTTGATACTATTTTTGAAAGAAAAGAACAGTATATCGAAGCTCATATCAATCTTGCTAGTGACTTGCTTAAAGTAGCAGAAGAATTAGAAGAAAAAGGCTTACATAAGACTGCTAAAGCACTTGCGGTTGAGGCTAATGAGATAGTCAAGGAGTCCCAATTGGGAGGTATGTTTCAAAGAGCTAAAGACCGGGCAGGACAAAAATGGCAAGGAGTAAAGGACCAGTTTGGAGGCAATAACCAGGTATGGGTAGATACTTTAAAAACACACATATCTCAGGTTATAGATGCTAGAAACCGTACAATGATAGAAAAATTCAAACAAGCATATGGCAAAGATCTTCCTCTGTTGGAAAAAAATGTACAGAAAGACCAAGGACTACAACCGATATTAAACTCATTAAAAAATATTATTAATAATCAAGATGCTCGAACAGTATACAAATCTATACAGACTCTGGCTGGGATAGCCGATTCGTACCAACCTCAGCCTCCGCAAGCAGCACAAGAACAAGCGACTCAACAAGAACAGCAACCAGCAGCAACTTTAGAAGGACTCAATCAAGCGTTGAAAGCAAATGATGGGGGTGCTTCGGCTAAATCTGCCTTTATGCAGTTAACTAAGGAAGTACAACAAAGTTTTCTAGCTACATTACAGAGAGTTAAAAACCAAAAATCTCAAGGAGCAATAGCAAAATCATATTTTTCTTTGATAAAAGTAGCTACTCCAGAACAAGACGATATGCTAGCTCGTACACTAATTGGGAAGTTCCCTGCTTTGGCAAATGACCTTTTAACAGAGAAAAATCCTTGGTTACAGGCACCAGACCAGGACGGAGATGAACAACCTGATATAGTTCAACCTGAATCTGCTGCTGCAAAAGATATAGGACAAGCGGCAGAAGCAATGGGGCAGGGACCGGTATTAGCACCAGTACCAGAACCAGGATCTAATATAGCAACATCACCAGTCGCTCCTGATGTAACAGAAACTGTTTATAAACAGATACAAAACAAGATAAGAGAAGGAATGAGCGATAGTCGAATAAATGAATTGGGTACTAATGACAAAGCAAGAGTCTTCAATGCATTGATAAGGGAAATGACTCAATTAGGCGAACAGTACAAAGCAGAGCATGCGGCAACTAAAACCCAGAAATAAAATTAAATAAAGGAAAAAGGAAAACCTTTTAAAATACTTAAGATATAAGTATCGTCTAGTATAGACGTAGATTGAAAAATATAGAAAGTAACGTAAGACTCAATAGAATTTTAACAATGTGCCAAACGGCACTTTTATTAGGAGAAAAAGATGATTAAGTTTATGTCCAATAAAATTGGCTTAAGTAACAGTAAACAGACTTTCGACGATTATGTTCAAAAAATCGCTGGAGCCAACGAAGCAATGACGAAGCAAGCATCTAAAAAAGAAAAAGACGAAGCAGAATCCAGTGGACAGCCTGAAGCAGAAGGCAAACTTGTTAACGATCCTAAAGTCGAAGACGACCAGGATAAAGTTTCCAAGTCTGAGACAGACGAGAACAACACCAAGGAAGCTGGCAAAAAAGGTAATTGCCCTGATTGTGGTAAACCTCTTTTCTTGCCTATACATGACAATTGTAACACTGGCGATAAAAAAGACGACGAAGATAACAGAGACGACAAAGACGACAAAGACGACAAGAAGGATGACAAGAAGGACAAAGACGATGACGACAAAGATCTCAAGGCAGAAGCCGGCGCTGATGTAAAAGAAGCTTCTGGTAAGAATGAAGATGAGAAAGCAGATTCTTCTGGACAGCTAGACGTTGAGCCTCTTCATCAGAAGGGCGAGTCAGAGAAGCCAAGTGCTATCGACGCCAAGAACAAAAAGACTGAAGCAAAGGCAACGAAGCATGTTAAAGTTGCAAAGCTCAACTCAGAAACGAGAAAATTCCTTCAGACTTACTGGAGTACACTTTACCCACCTGAGTACGTAGAAGCAATGCTAGCCGAAAAGTAACATTAGAATAGGAGCGAGACATGAAAATTGTTCCCAGTGGGACAAGAAGAACAATGGTCGCGCAAGGTCTAATGCGCGATCAAGGTCTAGAGTCTTTTGATCCAGAAGTAGGATTACAAGAGGGTCAAGACATACAGAGCCAAGACATGGAAGATCCATCCATACAGGATCAAAACATGCAATCAGCGGCGGAAGAACAGTCTACCCCTGACATTACTGAATATGTTTCTAGTGCTTTAGAGTCATTTGGATATCCTCCAAGGCGTCTTGAAGAATTCGAGAAAGAGTTTGTCAATGAAAAGATATTCGCTGGTGGGATGAAGGACGTTACCATTACTTTACCTGATCTTTATTATGGCACACGAAAGAGATTGTCAGATAAAGATGTAGCAAAGATATCTACAGAGATACAAGAAAAATTCGGTCTTACGTTTCTTGAAGCCGAGAGAAAAAATAAACAACTAATTATTGAATTTTCTTCACAGCAACAAGAGGAAGAAGAGGATGAATTCGCTGGAGATATTCTTGATGAAGTATATGGACAACCAGACAAGAAGGGTAAGAAAAAGGGGAAAAGAGCAGAATCTATCGATGAATTGGTAAAGGAAGGCAGAACAAATCTGTTTGACTATTTTATAGAACGACAACAGGAGTTTAGAGATGGCGCTTCAGCGGAATAGTGATTATAATAGAATAAAGTTTACCGAACCACCCAAAACTGCTAAAGAACAAGTAGAAAGTGTGGTTGAAGATACTCAAAAACCTTTGGAATCAACTGTACAAAGAAGTGACAATAGTAGAGGAATGGACAGCATCAGTGGAGGGAAGAGTATTCTATCTGCTGGCGGCGGGTCCATTACAGATAAAGGTGGACCAAGAAAATATGAAGGGTCTGCCACAAATAACAGCATTTGGGATAGCAATGTTTTGCAGAGACTTTCAGAAACAGTAGATAGTGGCGAAGCTATCAGAGCAGAAAAAACCAAGGCTGAAGATCATAGACAGTCTATGAGAGATGAAAGAGTAAACGAAATGGTTGACTCTCTAAGATCTACAGATTCTAGAAAAGCTAATACCGTAGCCGATGTAACATCCGTAGAACATGCTGGAAGTGGTTACAAGTTGCCTAAAAACAATATTAGCGTTTTCGACGATGTACAAGATTTTTCAATAGTCCCTGAAAAAACCGCTGGAGAAAAAGAGTCTGATAAAGTAAACAAAGTAAAAGAGAAAGACGAATCTTGGAAATCCCCAAAGAAGGCTAGTAGTACGAAATCATTATTTGAAGATTTCTTTGATAGGATAACTAAGAATGAAACAGATTAAAGCAGAACATGAGCAGATAGAACTGTTAGAAGATTCAATAGAAGATTCTCAACAGATAGGAATGACAATGCCTGAGGATATGTCTCCAATAGAGCTTCAGGTTTATCTTGAAGCATTAAATGTGCAGGCAGACGAAGGTATAGATGTTTTTGATCAGATTAAGGAAGTTGCTAGATTACAAGAACAAACATCAATACAAACACAACAAGGATTACAAATGGCAGCGAAAACAGAATCTTTTAACTATAAAAAAGCGCAGTTTGAATCTATGGCTCCAGCAGCCCCAGCACCAGCCGCAGACCCAATGGCTGGATTTAGTGCTCCTCCTGCTATGCCAGGAGAAGGATTCACTGACGAGACTAACATGGAATCAGAAGATCAAACTCAAGAAGTCCCAAAATGGACAACTCATGAAGATCTGAAAGAATGGTTAGATCAGCAACAAGATAGAAGCATAGCGAGCAATACATTGAGATCTATGCTATCAGAATCTTTCCATCAAGCCATAGAAGACAATCTTCAAACATATTATGAGGAAGCTGTAACAGACGAAGATAAACTAGTTATATCTCAACAGATTTTTGCTGAGTTGCCTGATATAGTCAAAAACATCCAGGCTGATCCTAATGAGGGAATTCTAGAAGCGAATCCTGCCATGGAAGCACCTCCTGCTAGAGAAGCGGTTGCTTTTGTAAACCAAATGAATGAAGAGATAAAGAAACTCGCATCATCTCATGTTCCTAACAAACCTTTCAATATAAGTAAAACTGCACAGCAAAAGACTATGACTGACAATGTAATTATGTACAATTCTGATCAAACAAGAATAGACCCATTCCTAAGACAGCCTATCAGTGATTGGCATATAATGGAAAGAAACAAGGGTTTCGGTCTTGTAGTCGATGACATTTGGAACATTGATTGGGAAACACTATGGCGCGGAAATATCATGGATAAGTACTCTCGTCCATACCGCGACACAGATGGGAACTGGACTGGCGGATACATACAAAAGAGATTCGAAGTTGACAAGTGGATCCCAGAAGAGAATAACTATCAACTCAAACCTGGACAACTGCGTAGACCTTATATTGCCGAGTCTAAAGGTACAGAAGCTAGGTTGCAAGCTATGAGAGCTAAAAACGATAGAGGCTATGAGCCTGCAACTAATACTAGCGAACCTTATAATTGGACTAAAGAAGCTTCAACTAAAAAAAAAAAGTTAAGCAAGCATTTCTAGCTGAGCCTCGCAAACCAAAGGGGTCCGAGTTTATAAACGGACCAGAACCAACTAAGCCAAAAACTACATGTTCTATTTGTGGTTCTAATTTGGGATACCCTCTACCAGCAGTTTGTCCAAATTGTAATGCCAGTACAGAGCATATGAATATAGGTGGCATTCGTCCACATCAAAGAGATCCAAAAGGAAAACAAAAAAATCCTTATGGGAACAATCCAATATATGTACAACCAAATATGCAGATCGCTGCGTCCAAAAAAAAGAAAAAGAAAAAATTGGATGAAAGAAAAAAAATAATAGAAGAATTACACGACTACGAACATAAGTCTGATGAACTAAAGATGTTTAAGAATCCAATTATGTATAGTGACGGACCTAATAATGACGATAAAGATGTGGAAAAGGCGTGCTTAGATCTCGCCATAGAAGATTAATTGGAGAATAACATTATGCCTATAAAATTTAATTTACCCGCGAAGCCCTTTAAAGATGTGGACGGACACGTGGTATCAACTGGGGGATACAATAAAACAGGTTCACAACAACAGCAACAAACATATACAGCTAGCAGCCTTTCAACAACACCACTTACTAAAGCTTCACAGTTTGCTGGGTCAGGAGCAAATGTTATTTGGACCCAACCTATGTTCTTTAGCCCACTTCACACGCCACAGAACTGGCAGATCGCGAGCAAGAGAAGAGAGCAATATCAGTGGTCGTTCATTGATATTGATTCCAGAACTCCTTGTTATATAACAACTTATGATGGTTCATTAAAACTTATTAGTGAGTTTTTTGATGAAGCAACTAAGCCTACTTCTTCGTGTATCAGGTTAATAGAACAAGAAAAAGCTACCCTTGTTCAAGACGGACATGGCAATATAGCTATACCTGACAAGACATCAAAACGCAAAGTTAATAAGAAAGCAAATAAAATCAAGGTTCTTGGTCTACCAGATCCGCTACATCTTACCAACGATCACAATTGTATTGTTATTAAATCCGACGACATTAAATGTAGAAAAAGTAAATGGAATAAGAAAAAGTGCGTATATAATCATTTTGCCCCGACTTGCAAAAGACATAAATGTAAAGAATGTTATGACAAAGAATATAAAATATCTACTGTAAAAGCTAGAGAAATAAATAAGGGCGATCACGTTCTTATACCTTTCAATACAGATGTAGAATCAAGTATTATTACTAGTGATGACAAGGCAAGATATGCTGGACATTTGGCAGCAGACGGTTGGGTATGTGATGGGGACAATAAGACAAAATATAAAGCTGTTGGAATCTGCATGAATACAGATGAAGTTGATTATGTAAAACCATGCGTTGATCAAGTATATAATTCATTAAAGCCAGATCCATCATGCGCTCTAAAATTAAGAATCCAGAAACATAGCTCTAAAGTAGTAGCACTAGTTACTTCATACAGTAAAATATATGAATTCGGTTTTAATTTAGTAAAAGGAAAAGGATCTAACAAAAAATTCACAGATCAGGTAACTTTACTTGATCCCAAAGTGCAGCTTCATGTTATAGGGGCTTATATTCAATCAGATGGTTGTTATAACAAAGCAAACTCATGTGTCGAAATTAC